TTAGATCAGGCGCTTCTTCCTGTACTCCCGGCGGGTCCCCAGGATGGAGCGGACGACGCCCGTGTCCTCATGGACATCCCGCACGAACTCCGGGTCCAGCTTCGTGTAGAGGAGCGTCGTGGCCGGGTTCTTGTGGCCGGCGATCTGCTGCGCCCCGAGCAGGTTGTTCTTGGCCAGGCGGTTGAGCGAGAAGCGCCGCAGGGAGTGCAGGGTGATCTCCCCGCCCGCCCCGCCGAACGCGGCGGCCCGGCGCAGGGACTTCAGGAACATCGAGGCGTCCATCCGCCCGCCGGATTCGCTGATGAAGACGTACCCCTCGTCTTCCGGGGCGGCCTTCATGATGCGGTTCCGGGCCTTCAGCCACTCCCCGAGCACCCGGGCGAATGGCTCCGACAGCGGCAGGGTCCGGGGCTGGCGGCCCTTGGCGACCCGCACCAGCAGCTGGCGCTCCGGGAGGCGTACGTCGGAAACCTTCAGGTCCAGCATCTCCCCGATGCGGCAGGCGGTGTCCAGCAGCCCCAGGACCAGGGCGTGGTTGCGCTGGGAGAAGAACAGCCGCCGGGCGTGCGGCACGTTGCGGATGGAGGGGTGCTCCTGCGGGTCCCAGTAGCGGCGCAGGGAATCCAGCAGCGCCTGGATCTCGGCTTCCGAGGGCATGGGGCGAGCCGGCGCCGGGGCGTTTCTCACCTGGTACTCCGCCATCGGGGAGCGCTCGAGTATTCCTTCCCGGGCGCACCAGCGGAAGAACTTCTTGGCGCTCACGGCGTCGTGCTGCAGCGTCGAGGGGGAGACGCCGCCCTGGTGGCGAAACACCAGGTAGCGGTCCATGTGCCGCTTGCCGAAGCCAGCGAGCGGCACATGGTTCTCGTCCGCCCAAAGGGCGAGCTGGCGCAGCTGGGTGGCGTAGAAGCGGTGGGTCTTGGGGGCGAGCGTCGCCTCGACGTGGAGGAGGAAGTCCTGGAGCGCCTCGGTCCAGTCTGCCTGGTTGGAGGGGGTGGAACCTGTGACCATCTGAGCCGTCCTTACGGGTAGGTGTCACCAGGTTAGCAAGAAATGGCAGGGAATGCCAGACCCCTTCGCAGGGATTTAACGAAAATGCCGGTTCCTACCTGTTGATGATAGGAACCGGCATTGGGATGGGTCGTATAGGACTCGAACCTATGACCCGCTGATTAAGAGTCGTTAGTGCTTAAGTTTGGCCAGATTACTCTGTTGTACTCGCATTATACCCCGTTTTTTCGACCTAACGCCTGCTAATTGTGCGCTATCTCCCCTGCTGTTTCGCTTAGCGCACTTTCTGGATGCGGTAGGGGCTGGACTGATCCACAAAGATCACGTAGTAGAGGATGGGCACCATGAAGAAAAACCACACCAAAAAGACGATGGCCACGCGCGGAGCCCAGGTACAGATGCCCTCCCAGATATCGGACCACAGATCCTTCTGACAACTGATCTCCAGGTCGATCTCCTTCTTCAGCCACACCAGTCGTACCCGCCACCAGGGAAGACGCGCGTACTTCCAGCGCTTTTCTAGTACCGGCAGCGTCCCCTCCAACGTCCGGTCTTCGGTCGGGTCGTACTCTACCCCTCTATATTTCCACTCGATGAGGAGCTTGGTGGCAATGGCGTGCAGCTCCTCCACGTTTCCCCGGTACTGAATCTTCACCTGGTCCGGGCCATCTCCGGGCCAGCCCTCCCAGGTGACATAGTTGTTCTTCACACCCTGCTCCTTTCCCGCGACGAAAGATGGCGATAGTAGCAATCCCTACTGTATCGCCGCCCCGCCGATTTACCAGCGAACAGAAGGGCAAACTATCCGTGGCTCTTGAGAATCGCCTCGAAGTAGGCCCGTGGCTTGTCGGGCTTGCGGGCGATCAAGATGGGAAGGGCGGCTTTCAGCTTCTCTTCGGGCCAGTTGGCCAAAAAGTACTCGGTGTCGCTCACACTAAGGCCCGCCTGCTCCAGCTGCATGGCCAAGGAAACGGCGGGCGTGATGTTCAGGGAAACGAGGGAGTACTTGCCCCTGGATAGGTAGCGCTCCTGCTGCACCAGCTCCAATTTAATGAGCCAGTCCAGGGCAATCGTTACCGCCTCCTCCCCGATCGCCAGGTGGGAACTGATCGTGGGAAGGGTCGCCCCGTCGCAGTAGGTCAGGAGCACCAATAAAACGAGGGCGGCCTCGGGCGTGAGGGCGCCCAGCTGCTCCTGGAAGCGGGGAGATACGGCGCAGCGCGTCTCCTGTTTGCCGGGGATGGTGGCAAAATAGTAATCCATCAGCCCAGACTAGCAAGAAGGGCGCTTGTATATAAGTCCCTTAAGTGCTAGGGTCAGGGTATGACACAGCCAGAACCCTTCACCAAAGAATTTTTTCAGCAGACCGGCTCACGGGGCGGCAAGAAGAGCGTTGCCGAACGCGCTAAGACCACGGATATCAAGGAACACATGGCCATGATGCGCCGCAAACGCGCGGAAAAGCGCCTGCAGGAGCTACGAACCGAACTAACCCCCTCTTCTTAAGGGGGTTAAGCATTGACGGGGGGAAAAGGATCTGTCAACGTGGATGCAGACGAGACGACGGGCACCCTCCCGAGATTGACAATTCGGCCTTTCAATAGGCTCACATTGCCCGATCACCAGAATCGTTCCTCTGGTCCATGATCTTTGCCCCTCCTTTGGATCATGGATGGTCGGGTAATGCGAGCTTATACCTAATATCTAGTGATCTATGCGTACCGCACTCAAGAACGGGCTCTATGCCCTGCTCTTTGCGTATCTGGTGGTCGGCTTTACCAAGGCGATCTTCTTCACCAGTACGGACACCTACTACAGTAACCGCTGTAGCGCCCAACAGATGACCTGTAAATAACCGCCATGAACGACACCCACTCCGTCGACTGGGTAGAGACCCAGCCCGAAATCCTGGAGGCGATAGCGCAAGGGGATGAAGACGCGGAAGAAGCGCTGCGTAGCCTTCCCTCTCGGGACATGTACTCTTCAGACAGGGACGCTCTCGTGGATATTCCCTTTACCCCTTCCGGACCGCACCAGATCTACTCCCGAGCCGACATGTACGGCGTCTACCACCAGCCGGACCGCACCCGCGACTACGCGGACTAATATCTATGCATTAATCACCCCTCTATGACATTTGAACAATCCGCCGAGATCGACAAACTGGCGCAGGCCCTGGTCGCCTTCCAGAAAAAAGTCGGCAAGATCGGCAAGAGTGAGGTTGCCAAGGTTGGCACCTACACCTACCAGTACGCCTCCCTCTCCTCGATCCTGGAGGCCATCAAAGAACCCCTCACCGAGAACGGCCTTTCTATCGTGCAGCTGCCCTCCGGCCCCAATGAGCTCATGACCCAGCTCAACCACACGTCCGGTCAGTGGATGCGGGCGAGCTACCCCATGACGCCCACCGACACCAAGCCGCAGGCTATCGGGTCGGCCATCACCTACCAGCGCCGGTACGCCATGGGAGCCCTCCTCTGCCTGGACATTGATAAGGATGACGATGGGGCAACCGCCAGTGCCTCCCTTCCGGCCAGTAAACCCGCTCCCGCCGCTCCCCGCGCCATGAGTACCGCTCCCGAAGGGGATAGCGTCCAGGAAATCCTGGTGGAGAGCGTGGAGAGCAAGCAGGGGAAGAACGGGGAGTACAAACTGATCCACACCGCCGAGGGCGGCCTGATGCTCTTTAACAAGGACCTGTTTGACTACTTCACGGACGGGGCGCGCCTCAAGGTGAGCATCCACACCCGCCAGAGCGGAGACAAGACCTACCGCAACATTACCGGCGTAGAGACCGGCGAGATCAATATTGACGACATAGCCTTTTAACCATGATTCCTCTCACCCTCCCCAAGCCGGGGCGCTTTGAGCTCTGGCTGGAAGTCTACGACAAGGAAACCGAAACGGTGATCTTCGAGCGCTACGACACGGATTCCATGAATGAGATCACCCAGACCTTAATCGCCGCCGCCATGGAAACCCAGCGCCATCCCTACAAATCCCTAACCAAGCAGACATGACTGAATTTATTCTCTGGTTCCTCATCATCGTGGGCTTCATCATCCTGGCTGCCTGTATTGCCACCATCGCAATCGCCGTGGTCTTGGGGAGAACCCTCGACCACATGAACAGAATCCATAAGAAAATCCACGATGATGAGTAGCCGCCACGAACTGAATAAGAGACTCCAGGAGCACTGGAAGGAGCAAGAGGGGATGGAGCGGCCGGAAGTGGCGCACCTGGCCTCGCCTCGCAAAGAGCAGCTGCCGGAGCTTCCCCTGGAGAATGGGGAGGTGGTGATTAATAAAAAGCAGATCGCTGTCTTCCTCGACCTGGTACACGGCAGAAGTCGCTTCTTCGTGCGAGGACAAACCCTCTACTACGTCTTTGACGATCCCACCCGCTGCCAGGAGCTGATGCACACCTTCTACACCGGCACCTCACGCGTTGATCCAAGGCGGTTCTTCGACTGCCTGGACGACTACGAGCGCCTGGTGCGGGACTACATTACCAGCCGTAAGTACAAGAAATGAGCACGATGAAAGAGTTAGAAGCCGAGGTAGCACGCTTAAAAGAGCGCATTGCAGACCTGGAGGGAGAGAAAGAAGAGTGGAGGCCAAACCCAGAAGAAGGATTCTGGACAGTAGGGGCTGATTTGCGTCCATGGCACTTACGATGGAGCAACGATAGGCCCCTTCAATTAATGGGATCTACTACTAAGGCTACCTTTGAAGCAGGCAACTGCTTCAAAACCCTAAAAGAGGCAGAACGAGGCGCACTCCGCTGTCAGGCAGTGATTCGGGAGAAGAAAGAGCCTGAGGTTGGTAAGGAATACTGGTACTGGAGTATGACCTTTGAAATGTCCCTCAAAACATCCTGGAATCACTGTGATTTTGATTATTTCATACTCTTCATTGGCAACGTCCACGAGACGGAAGAAGAAGCCATAGCGTGGGGAGAGAAGTACGGAAGAGCATTTAACCTTGAATAATGACCTACACCCGATTTCAGGCGGAGTTTGATTCTGTACGCCGGAAAGCAAACAAGGCCGCCCATCAGTTCCCCAAAGGGAGTTTGTATAAGAAATGGTGCTACCAGATGCGGTTTCGCACCATCACAGCGGGAGACTACGATTTATTGCGCCGTAAGTTAGCGGCGGTATGAACACCCAAGAAATACTCACCCAAGCGATTGAGAAGGCTGTAGCGAACGGCTGGGTTAATTCTTACGGATACCGCCGTTACAAGATCCACGAATGGAAGCTATTTATTTTTGAACACGATTTCGCTAAGGCGCTGTGGGGCGAAGAGATGCTACAAGTCCACAGGTTTATTGGGACCGTGGACGGAGCCACTGCGGATTATCCACAACAGGCCTGGCAATGCCACCTACAACAGATGGTACTCGCCGAAGACCCCATCCAATATCTCGGTAACAACCTGCCATGAACACCCTTCTTCGCCTACGGGTGATCGCGGACAATGCCCGGATCATCTGGCACCAATCCGCACCCATCCCCCAAAACCATGAAGAGACGCCGGTGGATGCTGACTACATCCGGCGCCTCCTCTCCACCCCCATCCAGGAGCTCGCTACCAACTGCGAATTCTGGCAGGATATTTCTAACCCCACCCCTATGAGCAACCTCAAGTCCATGAAGCAAGGCCCGGCTAAGAGTCTGGCCGTCAAAGAACTGCGCGAGCTGATGAACGAGATAGAAGCCCGCCTGGACCTCACCCCAGACCAGTTCTCCACCATCACCCGCTTGATGGAAGAGCGCGGCATTACCCCTAAGAACTAGCCATGAACAAAGAAGAGCGTGCCCGCTACCTTGCCCGCTATTTTCCGGTCCACCGTTGTGATCGGTGTGGCCGCCCTAAAACCGAGGGCAAGCAACACTGTGAAACCTGTCGCCGCCAACTGGCTAAAATGAAATCCGCTTAACGCACGGCCATGATTACCCTCAGCCTTCTTGCCTGCTCCTTTTTGCACATCATCCGACGGGCCATGCAGGAAGGCCCGCTGTTCCTGGAACAGGAGGAAACCCGCTTTGAAGCGTTCCTGCTTGGAATCATCATTACCGGGATATTCCTCGATGTAGTGCTATGATGCGTCTGCAAGCCCCCTAAGCCCTTTTGTGCAGCGCCGCCGCCCAACTCACCGCTACTACCGTCCCCAGCCCCCACACCCCCTTGTAACAGTCCTGAAAGCCGTCCTGGAGGGGGTGCTGGTCGTGGCGGTGGTGATCGGGATGTTTCTCTTGTGGGTGGTGCAGCACTGGTACGAGATCCCCGGCAGTTTCAAAGTCCCCCCGTGGCTCGGCGTCGCCGTCCTGGTCTTGGCCCTTACCCTCGTGTTTATAGCCGCCTAATCATCTCCCCATGAAGCTACCGCCCCCGCCCGATCCCGATAGAAAGGACGGCACCTACCTCAACGAATATTTGCAGCAGCTCTACGCCTATCTGCTCGCCCAGCAGGAGGGTGGCAACCGCAAGTTCGTGACCAACAGTACCGCTCCCCGCCCTTCCTGGAGTAATGAGACGCCGGCCAGTGAACATACGCCCGGCACAATCTTGGAGCGCAAGGAATCCGGGATGCTGAGAGTTGCTATGCCGAGGGGCGCGGAATTGATGAGCCCGCCGGTCTACCGCATGCGCTTTCCTCAGCTGCCCGACCCCGAAGAAATTGCCAGTCACCCCGCCGAGCCATGAAACGCCTGATCCTCTGCATCGCGGCGGCATTTCTCTTGCTCCTTGGCCTCTTCCTCTGGGTGGAGACCGTGGGCGACAAGGCCGATCAATACCCCAGTATCCATTTCAAACTAGCCGGACCCTATGCTTCTCCCCGTTAACCCCATGGGGGCGGTGCGCCAGACCCGATCCGACGCCTGGCGTCCCCGCGACTGCGTGGTGCGCTACCGGGCCTTCCGCGATCACTTGCGCGCCGAGGCTAAGGCAGCTACCTACACGCTCGCCGAACCGCTCTCCCTCACCTTCCACCTGCCCATGCCCGCCAGTTGGAGCCAAAAGAAAAAGGCCGCCATGAACGGGCAGCCGCATCGGAGCAAGCCGGACCTCGATAACTTAGTCAAAGCCTTTAAGGACGCGCTGGTGACCGAGGATTCGCACATCGCCGAGTACGGTCCCATGCGCAAGGTCTGGGCGCGAGAGGGAGCAATCGAAATCCACAATTAATGAGTTAATGAAAAACGATGGGATACATCAAGAATGAGTACGTCATCGCCCATATACCCAGATACGGGAAAGGGAGAGGCTATGCCATAGAGATGATTGAGAAACTTCGCATGAGTAGCGAGTTTGCCGACTCACTCATTGCCGGGCCGCTCCATACCCCGGTCAACGGCGACAACATCACTTACTTTTTCGGACCGGATGGCAGTAAGGAAGGCTGGCCGCAGAGCGATGAAGGCGACAAGGTGCGTGAGCAGTTCATTGAGTCGGCACGCAATTCTGAGTATGCCGAGATCGTCCACCTGCAAATGGGTGGTGATGATGGAGAGACAAAGATCCTGGGGAGCTGGGACTACGAAGAGGAAGCGTAAAAAGCAAGGAGCCTACGAGGGCTCCTTTTTGTATGCACCGGCATTCGGGGCAATCGTGTTGCCGTTGGCGTCCAAGAGTTCGGTGGTGATGTTGTGGGCGAGCTCCACGGTATCCACCGCCTGCTGCACCGGAGCTTGGGTCGCCTCATGCACCGCCCGCTTTTGTTCCTGGGCGATTTCTGCGGCCTTGGCGCGGGCGGCGGTTTCGCGGATCGGCTCGGTGTTGCCCTGGTGCGCCACGTCCTTCACAGTGCGCTTGATGAAGTTGCCGTGCTCATCCCGGAACATAAATTCCGTCACGCCCTGGGAGATACTGCCCTCGGCCATGTCCTGCGATTCCATCTTCTTAGTGAAGTCGAGAAGATCATCCTTGGTTTTGATATCCAGCTGCTCCATGATGGTGGGCGGGCCTTTTCGGAGGCGGGAGCGGTCTTGGAACCATTCCCCGAATGCTCGACCTCCCCGGCGAAATTCCCGGCGCGTTCCCTCATTGTCGAGGAACCAGCCCATGACTAGATAGGCAATCGACAAGAAGCCGAAAAGAGCAAGGACAAAAACGAGGATGACTGCGCCGATTGGCCAATTGTACTGCACCTGCATCGTGATCCTCCTACTCGCACCATTATACAAGGGGTCACACGCGTAGAGGGCTAGAAGGCACCCCTACCCCCTCTTCGCCCTGGATGACACATCATCAGGTAGAGCACATCCCGAAAATGCCCTCTCGGTGGGGTGGGGGACACCCCCTACTGCCTTTTTACAGGTTCAGAATATTGTAAGACGTAATGGCCGAAAAGGGGTCGAAGAGGGGCTTTTTTACCGGTGGGGGAGTGCAAAGAGTAACAAAAACGACCCCATTTCTGGGATCGCTTAGGCTCTTTTGCGAGAGCGATGATTCACGTCGCGCCTCACTCCCTGGGCCCTGTCGTGGCGTATCGTCGCATGGCCTTAGCTCCGAAGTGCCTTGACGGGAATGATTTGTTTGGTGATTCACAGCCAGTATGGGCTCAGACAAAGAGAAAGTCAATAAGGCGGATCACCACGATAAATGCGAGCAGCAAGAACACCACGTCCTCCGCCCCACTCCCCGTGCGCACCCGCATGTAGGCGGGCAGTAGGTGCCGTGATTTTTTGAACGGGTAGAGAAACGGGATGCCGCTGATCGTGCAGGCGTCGAGAGCAAGGTGGCTCATGAAGCCCAGCAGCATGGCGGCGGCCGGAATGTACCAGCCGATAAATACCAGCCACCAGCATACGAGTGTGCAGACGAATAAGCCCGGTAGCGCATGGAGCACGCCTCTATGTCCCAAGAGCCGATTGACCACGATGGCTACGGGCACCAAAGGGCGAACCCCCAGTATTCTTGTGGCCGAAAGCTCGCTGATCGGCGCGTCCAGGTCGGGAAGCAGTGCGCCTAATACGGCAAAAGCCGCCGCGACTCCAAAGGAATCTACGGCGGCCAGGGGCAGCAGCCAGAGGGTGGTGAGCCCTCCGATGGCATGCGTCTTGCCGGTCATTTAGCCCTCGATAACAGGCGCATCCGTGAGTACGGGAACCGAGGTGTCGCTCTGGTCACTTCCACTTTTAAAGTTCGTGAGCTTTACGACGCCGGCGGCTGCAAAACCAACGACAATCGAGAACAGGATGCTAAAGCCGGGAGTAATGGCGGCGACGCTTACCATGCCGACTACACAGACAGCAATAACGAAGGGTACGGTCCAATCTCCCTTCCGCTTCGCCTTGATGATTTCACGGGCGGTCTGAGCGAGTCCGATGGCATACAGGAGGAAGGTGACAAGTAGTGTTGTAGGAATCTCCGGAACGAGGGTTTGTAGGTCGATGAGTTCCATGATGGATGGTTACACGGTTAGTTGGTTGTTTGCTTTTTCACGGGTTTTATCCCAGAACCAGCCGAAGTAGCTGTCTGAGGCTTTGATAACAGGTCCGGGATCACTGTCTTTTTGGAGACGGTCTACCGCTTCACTTGTCTTCATGCCGTACCAGCCAGAGCCCGCACCGATCTGCCCTCTCCAGTCGAGGTCACTACGTTTCATGTAGCCCTTCTCGATTAGGTAGGATTGTAGGCGCTGCACTTCGGGGAGTGGCTGCTCCCCAATCACCTTGCCTTTTGCATCAAGGATGTTATTAGACAGGTAGTTGAGGTTGGTATCGAAGGGGTCGTAGCGCTTCACCAGGACTTCATCGGCCCGTACCGGGATGAACACGGTAGGTCCGGCCCAGTTGTACTTCTCTGGATCGACGAAGTTCTTGAAGGAGAGATCCCCGCGCAGCAAGGCTTTGGGGTTCACATTGATATCCAGGTGCAGGTGCGGACCCGTGGTAAGGGAGCCGGTGTTGCCGGTGACGGCGATCTGCTGTCCCTTGGCAACGCGCCCTTTGGGAGCGGAGAACTGGGACAGGTGCAAGAAGCGCATAATCACGTTGTCGTGATCCGGCCTGAAGTAAAGCATCTTTCCGCCCTGGGGTCCAGAGCCCTGCCACAGAATCTCCCCATCGAAGGGAGCAAAGAGGGGTTCGTAGGTGGCAGCGTAGTCGGTCCCCAGGTGGCGCAGGGTGTACCAGGTGGGCTTTCCGAACTTGTAGCCACTTACTTTACGGTGAGTGAGGGGGAACATGGGGAGGGGTTTACCTTCTAAGAGGGCGAGTCGCCGGTCTTGCTCACGGTCGTGCTCCTCCGTCTTGGCTTGTCGCCCCCGTACCTGTCCGTATTTGTAGGAGCCCCAGAGGAGTCCACCAATCGTGAGCATGGTGCGGAAAACGGGCGAGGCGATCACCTTGGGGTGACTGCCCGCGCCTTTCAGGAGTGCGTCAATGAGCAGATCGGGCGAGAGCTCCACATTTAGCCCTGGACTTCTTCAGAAGGGACCAAGGAAGCGCGGAAGTTATTCAGCTCGTTTTGCTCGGCCTGGAGCGCTTCAATCTCCTGCCAGAAACGATCAGTCAATTGCTGCAATCTCTCTTGAGGGTTGGTCAAGCGATCATTCAGGCTCTGGAGCGCAGAGTCTACCTTGCGGAGGGTTAATTCGTTGCGCTGGGCCAATATCTCGCTATCGACTTCGGCGCGGATGCTGTCTATGAGGGCCATGGGGGTGGCTTAGGGGTTAGTAAGGTTATGGTACACCGATGAGCTCAGGGGAAACAACTACTGCTCCTGCTTCTCCCCGTAGCCGTGCCCGCACTTGATGCACAGGTAGGTCTTCCACCCATCGTTTGCAACGGTGGGTACGTACTCGTGGCGGCACTTGCCCGTGTTCGCCCGCTCCTCGTAGGTGAACTCGCTCACCGCCTCTTCTGTCTTCTCTTCCTTCATCGTCCGTGACTTAGGTTTTTAATGCGCGGGGCACGGGGCTTGCCCGCGGAACGCGCCGTATTGGTAGAGAGGCGAATCCGCTTGGTCGCCGTTGATCCCACAGAACCCAGGCGCGGGGAGGAAGCTTTAGGAACCTTGGGCACCTTCAGCTTTTTAGGAGCCTTGGGCTTCTTGAAGGCACCGCCGTAGGAGCGGTACTTCTGCACCTGTCCCACAATGGTCCCTTGCGTCTCTTCGATCTCCAGGAGGCGCAGTATGTCGAACTCGGGATGCAGGCTTTTCTTTTCTTCCTCTAGGGCGTTGTAGCGGTCCTTCTGCAGGTTCTCCCACGTCGGGTAGTCTCCGGTCTCTTTCGCGGCGGCAAGGTCCATGGATCGTTTCTTGGTGTCTACCTGCTCGGCCAATTTTTTCAAATCGACGGTGCGGTACCCGGATTCCTTGGAAGGATCGGCCAGGATCACCGTGTCACCCACCTGCACCCGTTCCGCCCGGCCGTTCTGCACATCAAATTTGGCGCGGGAAAGCTCCAGATCAGAGCCTGCAGAAGCGCTGGCAGAAAGGCCACCTTTGGGAGCGGAAGCAGTTGGTTGCTCGCCCATCAACTGATCGATCTGGTACGCCCCTTCTTCCGGGGTCAGTTCACCGCGGCGTACCCCGGACTTAATATCGTTCACCCGAAACTGAATACTCTTGGCCTGTTTCTCGGAAGCAAGGGCGGCTTCTTCTTCACTCTTCTTCGCGCCACCCACAAAGCGGCGCACAATCGGGGTGCGGTTGATCGGATCACCCTGCTCGTTGGCCTCGGTACTGTACTCCTTGAGCGAAGGGGCGGTAGCCATCTCACCTAGGCGGGCGGCACCCGTTAAATAGCCACGGGCCAGGTTTTCGATCCGGGCGGGCGATTGATTCACCGTGTCGCCGATCATGCGGTAGAGGGGAGCGGTGTTCTTGGTGTCCTGCTTGCGGGCGGGATAGTCCTGCTTGTAGTCCGGCACAATGTCCCGGTTGGTGAAGAAATTCTTATTGGCGGCGTTCTCCACGATGGGGCGCAAGGCGGTGGGGATCACGTCACCCATGTTGTCCACCGGGGAGAAGGCTTTGAGTGCGGACAAGAGCTGGGCCTGAACGTCGCCGCCCTGTCCGTCCATCTGACTAAAGGCCGCCTCTAAGGGGTTGGCCAGTTTACCAACGTCGCCCTTGGGAATCTTGATGTAGCGGCCTTCCCCAAGCCAGGGAGCCATGATGATGAAGTTCTGATCCTTCTCGTACTGGGGCACCACGTTCTCATCAAAGTAGGCCGGGTCCTGCCGGTTGTGCAGGTAGAGCGCAATGGAAGGAGCGCCCACCAGGAACGCCATACGGGTGCTAAATCCGGCGGGGTCTTTCTGGAAGGAGCGGCGCATCTGGTCGATACCCTGGACCCGCGCATTCAAGAAGGCGTACATCATGTTCACGCTGGTCATGGCCGAGCCCTTGCGCGCGAAGTTGGTTGTCCCCTCCTGGGAAGCAGCGGCGGCCAGTTCACGGGCTACCTGGGGATCGGTCCCCTTCTTCAGCTCGCGGTTCAGGGTGCGTTCAAAAATACCGATACGGGTCGGCTGCTCAGAAGCATCGGAGAACATCTGCCAGAGCTTCTTGGGGCTATTGATGATGGTCACGTAAGCTACGTCGTCTACCGTTTCGCGCAGGCTCTTCTTGTCCAAAGAAATGCGGCTGGTGCGCCCTCCGCTCTTCAGGAAGTCGCGGTACACCTCATCCTTCTTGGCCAGGTGCTTGAGGCCCCGGGCGGTATCCAGTGGGGTAGCACCGGTATTGAGGAAGGCGCTGATCGCGTCGCGGAAGACGTTGGGAAGTAAGAATTCCGGGTTGTTGCTGGTGGCGGTGGCGCGGAACCACTCAGTCGGCTTGGCGAAGATTTTGACAATGGCCGACACCTGGTCTTCATTCATCCCTTTGGCGGCTTGGGCTACCTCTTCCGGCACCAGGTACTGGGTCTTCTTCCCGTTCTCCAGGACGCTGATCACCGGCTTGCTGCCGACTTCCCCATCGAACTTCTGGATCATCCCTTCCGGCAGAGAATCCTTGAGGGAAACCAGGGTTCGGGCAACCGCGTTTCGCTTGCCGAGCGCCACGATCTTGTGGGTGTTCTCCACGATAGATTGCAGCGGGTCGACAATCGCCCGGTCACTTCCTTTAATCTTTTGAATCACGTTCTGGGAGCCGACGGAGGCAACGGCTTTCCCCGTAGGCGGAACGCCAAGCATGTCGTCTACCTCATCCATCACCCGCTTGAACGGGATGTAGCGTTGATTCTTGGCACGCATGGCGGTGTACGCCTCTTCGGAGAGCACGCCGGTCTTTACCAGGTACTCCTGCACCAGTTTGTCCTGGTAGGCGTAGAGCTTCTGGGCGGTCTCCTCCAGGTTGGAGAGGTCCCCCTGGTACTTCTTGGAGAGCGCGGAAAGGGCGTCTTCCGCCTCCAGTGCATCCGAACCCTTGATTCCTCGCTCGGCAAGCTCCATATCCCGCTGGGCGATGGTGTAGGCTTTCAGATCATCTACGTCCACGCGATCAAAAAGCGGGCTAAGTTCAAAGTCTAGGTGGTAGGTGCTGGTCGATCCCGCGCCGTAGTGACCGGCGAGCGCCCGGCGCATGGCCTCATCCTTGCCGCCCTTCTTGGCCAGATCCTCCAGCGGCTGGTAGCGGTTGATTACTTCGGAATAGAGCTTGTCCAGGCGCTGGCGGGTGCTCTTCACCGGAGACTCCCCGGCACTACCGATCTTGGCCAATCCGGAGACCGGAATCCCCTCACTGTTCAGCGCAGAGGTCTTCGCGAGCGTAGGCGCTTGCTTTCCTTTTAATCGCTTCACGCCCCCCATCACGGCAACGCCCGCCGCGGCTTTGGCGGGATCAAACCCGACCTTGTAGCTACCGTCTTCCTGCTTTTCCATTTCAATACCGGCCGCTCCCCCATAGGCGGCGTTCAGATCGTCATTCTCCCAGTACTTGTGCACTTTCAGATCATCGACAGGTTTGGGCGTTGGTACCTCGACGGGCGCAGTACGAGGAGCGGGGGAGGCTGCTCCTGGTCGCTCCGTCATGAAGGAGTTGCGGCGTACAAAGTCTTCCATCTGCGGACTCATTTTTACTGAGGCAGTACCGGCCCCACTGGGAGAGGGCAGAAAGCGGGTCTGGCCTGTAGGAATCGTCTCCTGGAACCGGGGATCAAGTTTTTTCACCCCGCTCAAGCGGCTGTAGGCAGCGGCGTTGTCCAGAGTCTCGGTGGGAACGGTGGTCTGCATCTGACCCTTCTTGGAGAAGCGCCCCGCTCTATTGCGGTCCCCACTGAAGGCGATCACCCCTTCACCGGCCACGGACTTATTGAGCAGTGGCAGGCTCTTGCCCAGGCGCACCTGACCACCCGCATGCTCAATGCCCCGTTTCAAGAGAAGCGGCGAGCCCAGCACGTTTCCGCCCGCGCCAAACAAAAATCCCTGCCGGGCGGAATCTAGCGCAAGTTTGGGATCGGCGGTCTGGGAAAGGGTACTAATCGAATTCATGGCCGCCCCTTCTACCCCGCGCAGGGCAGAGTAGGCTCCTAGACGGGCCAAGGGAGAGGCGACCTTCTCAATCGCGCCCACCTTCCCGAATCCGGGAAGGGCGATGCCTCCGGCAATATCCGCGGCAGTCTGAAAGTTACCGGCGAAGGGCTGAGAGATGATGCCGCGCGAAACGCTGTCCTGCAAAGCGCGGTCACCAAAGGACGCGCGGGGAAGTGCGCGGTTGGCCTGCTCAATCCCCTGAGAAAGCGTGGTGTCTTTGCGGGCGGCTTTGGCCGCGCCCAGTCCCACCACCCCAATATCCCGGAAGGCATTGACCGCCCCCTGTCCCAGAGAGGCGATAGTGTCACGGGCGGCAAGCTTGGCCTCTTGTCCCAGATTTTTCTTCTTCGCGTTGTTCAGCCATTCGTTGAAGCGCTGAGCCATGGAGGTTATTTAAAGTAGTTGGTGACTTTCTTGGCTTTGGGACCGGCGTACCCCAGGTACTGCTCCAGCGGGTCTTCTTCCTGAGTGGTAGGGAGCTTTACGCCACTGCGGGCTTGCGACTCGGGAGAAGCGGCCAGGGATTCGTAGTTGGTGAACTTGGAAAAGCCGGAAAGGTCGGCTTGGGGAGCGGCTACCGGATTGTAGGCTTTGAGGCCGTAGCGGGACAGGTCTACCCCCTGACTCAGATCGGTGGGGGCGAAACTGCCCACAATCTGCCCCCGGGCCTGATTAATGTAGTTGTCGCGGGAGCGGGCCGCGTCCGATGCCTGACGCTCCAGGGTGGAAAGGTCCTGCTCGTACTGGCGGCGGCTCTGGCCCTCGTCATAGTCCAGGTCGTTAGAAGCACGGAAGAAGTTCTGGTTCGCCTCTTCGCCGGTCGACTTTAGCTTTTCTTCGCCGGCGCGTAGCTGCTCATCGGCGTAGGCTTGGGAGGTTGCTTGCGAGCTCTGGAAGGCGTTGGGGGATAGGGAGGAGAACTGCATACCCCGCTTCACGTCCCCCAGGGACTTGTTCTGGCGAAACTCCCCGGTCTGCTCGGCCAGGTCCGCGAAGTAGTTCTCTTTCTCGCTCTGGAGCTGGGCCTTGCGCTCGCGCAATTGCTGCAGGTAGCGGGAGGCATTGCTTTCCAGGTTGGACCGGGAGGTGCCGATTTCTTGCATCGAGCGGTTGTAGGAGTCATTGGCACTCGCCACGTTCGCGGCGTTAGCATCCTGGAAGTAGCGCATCCGCTCATCCGGGTTGTCCAAGTTGTAGAGGCGGCCATTGAGCTCCGTCATGTTGGCGGGAGCGGCCGCGGCGGTAGCACCGCCACCAGCTGTACCGGGAGCGGCAGTAGCGGCGAAGTTTTGCAGAGCCAGGGTGAAGGGATCAACGGGAGCTTCAGCCGATTGTGATTGCGTCTGGGGCGGGTTCAGCGGAAGAGAATAGCCGGGAACGCCACCGGGTCGAAAGTACTGGTTGGCGGTCGAGACGCCGTTCAAGGTTCCATAGTCGGCGTTACCACCATAGTTGAAGGTATTCTTGGTCGCCTTGCGTCCGGCAAGTAATTCGGAGATGCCGAATTCCGGCAGACTGGCGCTGGTGCCGAGTTGGTCAACGGAGTTACCGAGTCGTTGGAAGAAGTTAGGGACTGCCATGGGGGTAGGTTAGGCGGCCTCGTACACGCCGGATACGTAGATGCTACGCCCGGCACCCAGGCCGAAGTTAGATTTGTCAGCTTTGGAAACGGCAAGGGAGCCGGTGCCCGATCCTTGTCCAATACCGGTGAGGGCGGTTCCCCCACCATCGTCATAGCCCCCGGCAAAAATAATCGGCGAGTAGGCGGCCGTGACAGGGAGGGTGGCAATGATGGCGTTGGAAGCGGTTCCCCCGGTGGTGCCGGTGGCCGAGAGGGTGAAGAAAACGAGCTTGCCCAGCTGCAGGTACTTGGCCCGGTTGGTGGTGACGCTCGTGTAGGTCATGGAGCCGGAAGCACTATAGGAAGGGGTCCAGGAGTCCCAGGCGTCCGCTGCCCCGATCTTTCCCAAGTCCCCGTAGTGGGAGGGCGTGAAGCCCATGAGGATTTTTGCGCCGGTGCTGTGGGCGACTGCAGACGTACTGTCCACGCCACGGGTGATGCTGGTAATGCTGGTGCCGCTGATCGTGCACTTGATGATCTCGCGCTTGGCGGACACGTCATAGTCCAGGATCAGAATCTGTGTCCCGGAGGGAGAGCCGAAGTTGCCGGTGGTGAGGGTGAGCGAGGTGGCGGAGTTGGTAATGTCGGAAGCAAGGGTGTCTTCCTTGAAGGCTTGGAGGGCGTACATGGGGCGGAGTTATTGCTATTAGCTTATGACAATAATGCGTCGGGTGGAACCCCCACCCGTGGTGTAATCAATATCCAGCTTGGCGCCCCGGTTCACATCACGGTCGTAGGTGGAGTGGCCGATGTAGTTGGTGGAAGCCGAACCGTTGTCGTGGGCGACGATCACCAGTGCATTGCCGCTGGCCCAGCCCGCCCGGTTCACGATCTCCTGCACAATGCTGGTCACCGTAATAGTGTCGCCGGTGTTGTAGCCGATAGATCCCCAGTTGGAGATGGAAAAGCTCTTGGTAACGGTAGCGGTGGTCGGGGTTCTCCCTTCCGGCTTGCCGCCCGCTGAGTTGGCGAAGGTGGCGGCATTGTCCGAAGCCTCTCCCCACCAGATCGTTTGGGCGGTGGTACCCCCGTTGGTCGCGGCGCAGTAGAGGGTGACGGTCGCACTAGTAATCGTGGCCCCTTGCGGCACGGCAACATTGGTCCAGCGAAAGCCGTTGTAGTAGTCGTCAGTGGCGTTGAACATGCCCAGGTGCTGGGTGATGGCGGTAGCGGAGAAGGTGCCGTTTCCGTCGATGTTACGGGCATCGTCAGTCGAGGCACTTACGGCAAGATTAACGGTAGGCATGGACTATGGGTTTTGCTGGTAGTAGACGGTGATGTGCAGCCAGGTCACCGATCCGGAGACGCTGGTGGTCTTCACCCGGATATAATCGCCCGCATCCAAGCTCGCGTTGCTGAAGCTGGTGACGGTGGTGGTGCCGGTCACGGTGGAGTCAGAGGCTTGGGTATCCGAGGCACTGGTACCCTGAGCGTCATCCGCCTCCTGGAGCTGTCCGACCCAGTTGGTGCCGCCCGTGATGGCGTAGACCACTTTTACTAAGGTCGAAGCAGCATCCACCCGAATGAGGGGCAGATCATCCGCCGCGGCTGGAGACTCGATCAATATGGACTTGGAGATGGTAGGCGTGAGGGCGAATTCAGCCCCGGAGTAGTAATTGAGGGTCTTGCTGGTGGTGTCCACCGTTACCTGACCATCCGCACTTAAACTGGCTCCCCCGGCGGCGTTGGGGATCTCGAAGGAGGTCTTACCTCCTAAATCAATGGTGGCGGGCAGGGACAGGGTTGGGTTGCCGGAAACGCCATTGCCGTTGGTTACGGTGATTTCATTGCTGGTGCCGGTGAGGGTTCTTCCGGTAAAGGTGTCGGCAGCGGTCTGGGTGAGGAGCCCGTTGGTATTAAAGGAAGCAAGCGCGGCAAGGGTCGCGTCATACGCCTGTACATCCGAACCAATCGCTACTCCTAACGTGGTGCGCATATCACCCACAGAAGAATCGTCCAGGAGGTTGCGAGCCGTGGCGGTGAGGTCGGTAAGCGAGGCGGTACCCGATCCGGTGAAGTAAGGCAACTTATTGGCCGCACTGGTGAGTCCCGCGATTGCCGCAAGCTCTGCGTCATAGGCTTGCACATCCGAGCCGATAGCCAGGCCCAAATTAGTTCGCGCATCCGAGGCGTTGGAAGCGCCGGTGCCTCCATCGGCTACCGCAACATCCGTTCCTCCGGGATTGTAGTAATCGGTTCCAGCGGTCGCGGTGGAGAGCACCCCGGAGGTTAATTTAGCAATACCTGAGCCAGTCGCTCGCTTGATGGTCTTGCCGCCGGTTCCGGAAAAAAGCGCGACTTCACTGTCCACGCTGGAGCTCGTGTTGCTGGATACATCACCCCCGCCTGATCCGGCGGGCGTGTCCCAGGAAACGGTAGAGCCGTCAGTCTTGAGGAACTTACCGTCATTTCCGGTCTGGGAGGGCAATACTTGCGTTGAAGTGACGCTGTGGGGATTGTTGGTGAGCGCTTCATGCGAAGCCAGGTCGGAAGCTATGGCATCGGCGTAGGCTTTCACACTTTGCTGGGTGGGGACTTTGGTAGCAGAGTTAGAGGTCATGTCGTCTTCATCCACCACAAAGCTCATGGAAGCGGTAGAGGTGTCCGACTCCATTACCGCACCGGCCGCCGCGACGTTCGTGGCATCGGTTACATCGGCGGCAGTTTCAATGCCCGCCAGCTTTGTCTTTTCCGTGGCGGTGTAGGCTTTGTTGGTCGTTCCATCGGTGATGGTGTCCGCATCCTGCGTACCCGTGTGGTTCGATCTATTTCGATCAGCGGAGTGGTAGTGGAGCGTGGAATCGTTGCCGTCCGTTAAGTCGGTCGCGTTCGCATCGGAGATGTTGTTCACCTCTGCCCCACTCTCAATCCCGGCGAGCTTGGTCTGCTCGCTTGCGGTGTAGGCTTTATTGGTGGTGCCGTCCGTGATCGTATCGGCGCTCTGGGTGCCGGTATGGTTGGCACGGGAGCGGTCAGAGGCGTGGTAGTGCAGGGTGGAGTCGCCCCCATCAGTCAGGTCGGTGACGTTGGCGTCGGATATATTGTTGACCTCCGCACTCGCCTCAATGCCGTCCAGCTTTGATTTCTGGGTAGGCGTCATCAGTCCGGCGTTTGTGCCGTCGACTGCGGGAATTGTGGCGTCCGTGCCCGTGTCCGACGTAATGACGATCTCCGTGGCAGAAAGGGTAGCATCCAGGTTGGTTGCCCCGCCTCCCCCTCCACCACTTACCGTGGCGTCAATCACGCCGGTGGTGTCGTTATAGGAGAAAGAGATGCCGTCATGCGTTCCCCCGGTTAAGAGGGCTGCCGCGGTATCTTCAATATATTCCTCTAGGCCGGTAATGGCGCTTGTGGTGTGTTTGTGGCCAGGATCGGTGGAAGAGGCACTGGTGAGCTTGTAGTCGAGGCTGCTGGTGACCGCAGAGTTATCAACGCCTACCTTGGCTTCCAGAGCCATGATCGCATCGGCCTGTTTGTTGTTGTCGGCGGCAGAGCCGGTATTGCCGGGTACCCGGCTGTTGGGGAGGGTTGCCCCGGTGTTCAGGGATGTAGGAAAGGGAGAGGCCATAGAAGGCGTTACGAGTAGGTGTCGTAGGAGACAGAGCGATCCACGATGGTAGCGTTGGCTTCCGATTCGTAGGGGCTTCCTTCGATGAAGGAAAACTCCACGTCGTCAATCTTGAAGTCTTCTCCCGCGTTCGCGTTGGAGAAACGGATACTGATCTTCTTGGCCGCCTCGAACTCACAATCAATATCAAAGTCACTGTTGGTGGCGAGCGTGGCAAAGGTGGTGTCCGAAGCGTACTCCGCTCCCACCATAAAGGTGCCGATCATCTGGCTTCCGATGCCCACCGGTCTTGAGGCGGAGTTGCCGAGCTGCTGGGAGCCGGAAAGCCGGGTAGTCTCATCCAGGATCACCTCATAGTTGAGGGTGCCGTAGACCATGGAGTAGAAGACTTTAGCCCGCGCAAAGCGCTTGATGAGACCAGGGCGTTCGCAGTCGCTGCTCTTGGTCTCAAACACGCTCTCAATCGCCGCGCCTGCCAGTTCGTTTCCCGAATCAATTTCGTATACGTAGGAGTCCGATGGGTTGCTGGAGCCGTAGAGGAGGCGCCGCTGGGTGCCGTCCCGGTACTCCAGGAAGAAGGCGGCGTTGTACCCTTCCAGGGGAGCACTCCAGGAGCCCAGAATGGTGTCGAAAACCAGGAGCCGATCATTATAGGTGCCGGTGGGGTAGGCGAAGTAGACTTTTTGATCCTTGAAGCCAATCGTCGGGAGGGTCGGGTAGGTCTGGTTGACCGAGCGCATCTCGGAGCGCACCCGTCCACTCTTTACGGTGACGCGAATGTTGTTGTAGAGCTGCACTTCGCCCAGGCTGTTGACGTTTTCCCCGTCGAAAAACCACTGGTCATTGCCCACCTTGAAGACGGAGAGCGGCGCCTCCGTACCAAAATACGAGTTGGCCTGAGAAACGGAGTGGCTGATCGAACCATCACTATTGGCCGCGGCAACCGGCGTGATCTTCCAGTAGCCGTGGCGCTTGGTGTAGACAAAGAGGCTTTCCGTCCCCCCATCCTGATCCAGGAAGAGACGTACCGGTTCCACCCCCGCTCCCGGAAAGAGGCGAATGAAGCCCGCGTTTTTCTTCGGCGTGGCGGTGAGGTCGGTGTCAAAGGAGCCGAAATTGGAGGTAGAAACAGCCGGCGGACTGGAAGCGGTAGCGTAGGGGTTGGAGTACCAGATGTCGTTCTCGTCGATCAGGTACAGGCGCTGGTTGTAGAAGACGATGCTGGAGCCGTCCCGCCCGTTGCTCTGGCTGCTCCAGGAAAGGCCATCGGTGGTGTAGTAGAGCGCCCCTAATCCCGGCTGGGTCGCGTACAAGCGGTCCAGGGCTTGGCAGAACCAGACCGGCGTAGAGGCGGAGAAAGTGGCCCCGGTCATGGCGGTCCAGGAAGAGCCGTTTTTATACTTGGTAGCGGTGCCGCTGTGCACGATCAGCTTATCCACCGAGGCGTTCTTGAAGTGAACCCCGGCAAGGACAGCTGATCCAGAGGTGACCTCATTGCCGAAGCGGGTAGCGCCCGGCGCTTTAGTGAGCGAGCCGTTGTCGTCTAAGACTACGTTCACCCCATAGGGAAACTCGGTGTCTTTGAGGTTGCTCTTGGAGCCGGTGAAGGAGGAGTAGCCCCCTTTAAAGCCGCCTAAGCGGTGATTCTTTAGTTTGCTCCCCATCAATAACTCCTCGTGTTATTCCAGCCCATTGCCGCGCGGCGCAAGGGATGTTTGTAGCGATACGGAACGCTGGAGCGGCTATCGGCGTGCCAGGCTGCCTGTAGGAGCGGCTGGTAAATGTCTTTGACGAACCGATCAAAGTTGGTTTCATCCCGTTCGGTCGCCAGCCAGTACATGCCCACGGCCAGTTTGGAGGGGGGAGTAAGGTCCGGGTAGGGTAAGGTGTCGGCATCGTCGGTGCCGTCGAGCGCAATATCTTGCGGGGCCTTCTGGTAGACCAGGTTCACGGTGGTCGCCTGGTGATTGCTCTTTACGAGGCCGTTCTCCAGGTCGAGCGCGTACCGATAGGCGCTGGTGTCATCCTCTTCAAAGGAGGCAAGATCTTCCAGGGCAACGCGAATATATTCGATCTTAGTAGTGTCGTCGTAGGCGTAGACGCTCTTGGGCTCCCACTTGGCGGAGTAGTCGGTAGGGAGCGCGATAGAGCCGCCGGAGAAGGTGAGGGCACTGGTTCCCCAGTTCCAGCTCCAGGGATGTTCCAGCACAAACTGGCGGTGAGCGCCAAGGGCGGCTTCATCCCGCTTGGTGTTGGCGGTGGCGGCATCGTTTTTGCCCAGCTGGTTGGCAATCTGTCGCTTAAACTGCAGGACAGTGTAGGCCATAGGAGACGGTTAGAGAAGTCAAGCTGGACGGTTTGGATCAAGTATAAACCGCTGTAAGGCCGCTTACAATGACTCCACGAGGGAAAGCCACTGACCGGCAATGGTCGGCCATCCGTACTGCTCACGCATCAGCTTGGCCCCCTTCTCCCGTTCCGCTGCCACTTCATCCGGGTTTTGCAGGGCATGGGCCAAAAGCTCTAGATATTCCTGCTGAGAAACGGCCGGCTTGGTGATGAACCCGCTCTTTACCGTTTCCGCGAGCGCCCCGGAAGGAACCACCACGGGTACCGCTCCAGCCGCTTGAGCCTGCAGAACGGTCAAACACAGGGTTTCGGGATAAATGCAGGGGTAGGCCAGTACCTGTGCTTCTTCCAGGTGGCGCAGCAGTTCTTTGTGGGAGCGACGGCCCAGGTGGTGAATCCCCTTCTGGTCAAATAAATCCTCCACGTACTGCTTGAAGTGCTTGTACTCGGCCTGCACCCGCGCATCTCCACGCGCTGCCAGGGCATCCATCGTATTCCAGCCGTAGAGCACGTACAGCTGAAGCCTCGGGAAGGAGAGCTTTAATTGGGTCCAGTTCTCCAGGAGTACGAGCAATCCGCGGTCGTAGTTGGAGCAGTAGACGATCTTCCAGGGATCGCGCTTGAAGGTGCCCTCCACAAGGCCCAAATCAATGCCGGACGGCTGAATGCTGATCCGCTCATCCGGGATGGCCGGGTAAAAAGCGCGGTGAAAGGCACTCTGCACCACGATCTGCTCATACAGGTACATGTAGGGCAACAGCTCTTTCTCCGGGGTCATGTCGTGCATCCACAACACTTTCTTGGTAGCCTGCACCCCCTTCAGCTCTTCCTGGATGGCGGCTGGGTAGCGCCAGACAATCAATAGGTCGACGGGATCAATGGGGGTATCAGCGGGTAGCCACTCCACCCCTTCCAGGGTTTCCGGCGCTTTTACGCTGTTGTAGATCCGCACACTATGGCCGAGAGTAGCGAACTCGCGGGAAAGGTGAATCACGGCCGCTTCTGAGCCTCCAATGCCGGATTTCAGATTGCGGGAGGTCCAGGGCTCCAGGGAGTGGGGACAGTAGAACGCGATAGTCATGCAGAGCGGTTAGGGGTGTATTCGGTCACCAGGTCACCAGAAGCGTACTGGTAGGAGATGTGGTAGCCCAGGGGCCGCAAGATATCAAAGCAGCGGGCCAGCTCCTCGATAGTGCGGTGCTCGGCCAGGATTACCGGCTTGTGGGCTTTGATGGTTTCCAGCGCTCCGCCCAGCACCTGATCCTCCATCCCTTCCACGTCCATTTTGATGAGGTCCGGGGAGAGATTGAAGGAGTCCAGGGCGGCAACCGCAATGCCGCTTCCGGCCGTTAAAAAGACGCCACCACTGTTGGCCATGACCACTTCACCCGCTTTATTCTCCATGTAGGAGCCAAGCATGGCTGCCCGCTCTCCCGCTTCCGAGGCGAGGCCGGTGGTATGGATCGTGGCTTTGGGAGCGTTCTTCTGGGCAATCTCGGCAAAGTGCGGGATCGGCTCAAAGGCCGTGACCTCGGCTCCAATCGCTTCGCTAAAAAAGAGGGAGTGCTGCCCCAGGTTCGCCCCAATGTCCACCACCCGTTTTGGCTGGTGAATCTCCTTCACCCGCTCCAAAACGGGCAGTTCGCTAAAGGTGTGGGTCTGGTGCAGGCGGTGGCTCACCCAGTCGAGCATGGGGCCGTCCGCGGTTTCTAAGTTCTCCAAAAGCTCAAAGGGGTAGCGAACCCCGGCGTATTCCAGGTAGGAGGTCATAACCGGCGACGTGCTACCTGATGAATCCCGGCAAAAGCAAAGTAAATCCAGGTGAGGGGCCAGTAGAGGGCGTAGCCGACCGCATAGGCCAGGGCGGTAAGGAGATCAAGCCCCTTGCTCAGGGAGACAATAAAGAGCACAACCAGGGTAGCGCCCATGCAGAGGAAGTAGATGGGAAGAAAAGCGGCATCCGGGATCATTGCTGTTTCTTTAGCTTGCCGAGCTCCATCTTGAGCTTGAAGTTTTCCTTCTTCAGGGCGTCGGTATCATCCGACCCCTCTTCCCAGAAGAGGAAGTAGTTGGCGCGGTCGTAGGGGTAGAAGTGGACCAGGCGGGCGGTGGGGTGGGCTTCCAGCCACTCTTGGAACTTAAAGGTGAGAATGTTGGGGTTGCCCCCTTCAATGTAGGTGAGGTTCATAGGTTGGGGTTAATCTCGTACTGAGCGTTGCCAGGGGCTTCTATCTCAGTAGCGGTAGTGAGGGTATGGGAGGTGGAATACTGGCCACCAGCCAGGCGAAAGACAAAGCGCGAGATGTGCTGGTGACCGGCCACCATATCGGGAATAACCGTGGTCGTCAAGCCCAGGCGGTTAGCCTCGAAGAAAAAATGAATGTCTTCCCCTGCACTCGGCTCATCATCCCGAACTACCTTCTTGGTGCTCATTTTGATGGTGCCGTCCTTGGTGCGGAACAGGGGATAGGCGGTGCCTTTGAAGCGAAACCCAGCGGCTACCATCTTCTCCAGGGCTTTGCGGCGGATCATCACACAGCCCAAGCCCGCCCAGGCTAGTTTCTTTCCCTCGGTCGGTTCTCCGTCCTGCCACTGCTGCCAGACCGCTACCCCCAGCTTGGGAAGGTCGCTGTTCAAGCCTTCCGCCCGGTGGTGCGGGTAGTCGATCACGGCAATGTCCGCTTTTTTGAGGGCCCGGCGCATGGCGACCAGGGCTCCTTGAGGCAAGACAATATCATCATCGAGGAATAAGAGCTGTTCCCACCACTCGTTCTCCAGGGCGGCATCAATGAGGAGGTTGCGGGAGTCGGGGAGCGGTACGCCATTGGTACGCATCACCTGTGGATACTGCTGAAGCGTCGTGAATTCGCGCTCCAGGGCTTCTTGAGCGGCGGTGTAGAGAATGCCGCGGGTGGGCTGGATCACCAGGACTTTAGACATAACGCAGGGCGGATTTAAGATCTTCAATGTTCACACGGGCGCGGACGCCATTAATCTCCACCTCACAGAGATGGGTGTCATAGGCGGTGCGGTTGATCCGCTTGAGGGAGCGAATCTGAATGTCGTTACTGCCGGCCCAATCCCGGACCACGATCTCTTTGCCAGAGTCGATGATGGCCTGGATGGTCTCTTCTTCGGTGTACTGGGGGCTACTGGTGCGCATAGGCTCCTACATAAAAGCGCCGCCCTAACCGTCCAAAGAAAGAGCAGCGCGTTGATATAGTGGACGGTTGGTTGTCCCAACCATAAAACAGAAAAGAGCCCCTGTAAAGAGGCTCTTGCTCTGCTTAGAAAGCTATCTGATCAACCGATACCGTAGTAAATGTGTCCAACGTGGTCGGTGCGGGCAATACCGTGTCCGTACTGGTTGTATGCAGCAGTCTTCCAACCAAGGTAGTCAATGTCGTACTGACTCTCTACAGTCTCTTTCACCTGCATGGCGAGCGCAATACCGCTCTTGTGGAAGAAGATACCGTTTTTAACGTTGGTGGTCTTAGCGGGCACCTGGTTTGTCTTCAATAGGTTCAAGCCGTAGAGCGTACCAACACGGCCGTTCTCGATCTTGGAGCGACCCAATGCGTCGTAGCGCACAAAGTCATCAATGTTGAGTAACTGCTCGTAGCCGTATCCTTCAAGGGAGAAGTAACGATCCTCATCAGGGGCGTTGGCAATGTCTAGGTAACGGTTAGCAGCGGTGAAGAAGGTCTTGGCCAGGCGAGTACTAGTATTGGTCGTGGACCCAATCGCGTTAGTAACGCCGGTGTGGGCAGTGGCCAGGGTGAATAGGTCAGAGTCTACCTGCTTTGCAATGGCAAAGGTGGATTGCTCAACGTAGATGGAGCGGTTGTCGTACTTACTTTGCGCTTTCAACATGTCTGGCACCAAGAACGCCTTATAGACGAAACTGGTGATGCTGATGGTGAACTCACCTTCAGTTGTAGCGTCGAAGTCGAGAGGGCTTCCTGGAGTGGTAGTTTTGGCGGTGATCTCAGATACACGTGGTACGTGGATCACATCACCGAATTTCATTACGTCACGGTCGTGGCGGGTAACGTGCTCGGCCAATACTAACTTGTTGCGGCGAGCAAGTAACATCTCGTTGGACCACACTTCAGGAATAAATACTTCGTGTGTTCCACGTGTTTGGGCATTGGTTGCCATAGGGAGGGGGTTTAGCTAATGAGCCCCCGTGCTAACTGGTCTTCGATCTTGGCCCGATTTCTCGCGTACTCTTCTGAAGTCATAGAGGCGAGTTGTTCTCGGGTGAAGGAGGGTTCGACAGAGGAGCTGCCGCGTCCAGTAGCGGGGGTGGTGGTGGACTCCCGCACGAACCTTCCAGCTTCATCGCGTGCCCGTTGCTGGGCCTGACTCGGCTGCTGACCTTGCTTCATCTCTTCCAGGCCGATTTCGTAGGCTTCCAGAGGGGAAATGTTCTCGGCCCGTGCCATATTCACCACATAGCGGCGAAACACGGGGTCCTGCATCTCTTTCATCTGGGATACCTGCATCTCTTCCATTTGCCGCTGTTGCTGCGTCTGGAAGGTCTGGAGATTCTGTTGAAGGCGGTCTTCCACCATACGTTCCATCTTCTTCACCAGGTCAGCCGGATTTATAGTGCCGTCTTCGCCGATGATGTCGGATAGGTCGGTAGGTGAGGTGGTAGGGCGGGTCTGCGCTTGGTTGGCGCGAGTAGCCTGATTTTTCCAGTACTGGGCTTCCGCTTCGGCGCGTTTGCGAGCCTCTATGACTTCGCGTATGCGCTCCTGGGAGCGATTCTGGACAGGCTGCTCATCAGACGATCCCTCTTCCTGCTGTAACGCCGCATCGGGCGAGGTGGCTTCTTCTGCCGAAGGCTGGGTGTCCTGGTTTTCTTCCGATAGCGACTCGGTAACGGTTCCTTCCGTCTCTACGCTGGGTGAGGTCAAATCCTCCATGAATGTGTGGTTACGCTTTTATCCTGGTAGCGGTTCAGGGACACCGTAACGCCGTGTCTGGTCGTGTTGCGATTATTGTAAGGATACTCACAGAAGAAATGCAAGAGCTACACCAGCCCTTGCTCCTTGGCCTGCTTCTCCAGGGCGACAAAAGAGTCTGCCTTCTGCTGGACGTGCTGAAGTACGAAATTAAAAGCACGAGCTTCTGTGAGAGAGTCGTGCTCTTGGGCCTGGGAATTAAAGCTGGTAGTCACCGCGCATTTGGCGGCGCGATCCACCAGGTCAGAGAGGTAGGCTTCGACACTCTTCCACCCTGCTGACTCCACTAACTCCTTATAGCTCTTGGCCTCGTTGTATCTTTCCGGTAGGGTCATTTCTTACTAGTTACGGGTATACGCGCACTCAGGCGCATCTCTTCTAAGGCAAATTTATCGGCCCGGTCCGTCTCTCGGTTCTGCTGGTCCTGCTCCATCTGCATCATCTGCTCGGCCCGCTGAATCTCCTGATCCAACTGCGCTTCCTGGGCGGCAAACTGGGCTTCTCTCGCTTGCATCTCCTGGGCTCTACCCTCCTGATCCATCACCTGCTGCTGCATGGCCTGCTCCTGCTGCATCATCATGGCTTGCTGCTCCTGGACCCGCTGCATAGCGCCGTCCAGGGCGTCGGTGATCTTTTCTACGCCGTCGAACTTGGAAAGCACGAACTTCAAGGCTTCCGTCTGGAACTGGGGATCAGGTATGGCCTGGGACACCAATCCATAGACTTGCAGGGCTGCTTCCCGCTCTGCATCCCGGTTGGCGGGCTTGCTGGAGCCGGACTCTACATCAATGTCATACATCCCGGCAATATCCGCGGGCGACAGGCGTACCACTTCCTCCACCCCATCTTCTCCCATGACCCGGATCAATTTTTCATCGGTGAGGTGCTGCTGGTAGAGACTCATGACGAAGAAGCCCATCTCCTTGATGAACTCCTCCAGGTGCTGAATCTTGAGGTTAAAGCGGGCGTTGGCGGCTTCAATAACTGCGCTGATGCCGGTCGCCGTATCGGAGGGGCCTTCCGTTCCGCCTTTGGCATAGTCGTAGATGCCCAAGGCTTTTTGCATAGTCTCTCTGACTCCGGCAATTCCCGCCTGAGAGCTGCCGGTAAAGTCGGGCACTTCTACCGGATTGGCGTCGCGTCCCATCTTCTCATCGACGTGAATCACGTTACCTTCAAAAATCTCGGCTTCGTCTACGTCCCCACTCACCTTCCATTTGGGGTCCAGTGCAAGGGTGCGGTTATCCAGGTCCATGCTCATCAAGGTATCCAGGGTCCACTGCATGGTTAACACGGGCTCTAATTCCCCCTTGCCCCAGAACTCACCATCCACAATGGAATCCAGGTAGCGGCTGAACGGGTAGCGCCCATGCCAGTAAGGGTTGTCCTGGACGGGTTCAATTAACAGCCCATGGGAGACGGTACACTTCTGGATGCCGTTTGGCCCCTTCTCCCACATCTCCCAGCAGGTAATGCGGTCAATGGTGTCGTCTGCCTCTAAGGTGCCAAGATCGGCGTACTTTCGGCTCTGGGCGGCATGAGAGCTTTCCTCATCCAGCTCTTTAATTGCCGCTTCCACTTCATCCAGGTTCTGGTACTTGCCGTAGCTTTTGAGCTCCTGGATACCCTTTCGGAATCGGAAGATGATCCAGGCTGCTTCCTGAATGCTGGTGGCTTCGGGATCAATAAAAAAGTCGTAGGAAGAGATGAGCTCCATGCAGGGATCGTCATGGGTAACCACCTCTTCACTCTGCTCAGCGAACTTGGAATTGGTGAGCGCTTCTTCCGGGAGGTACGCCAGTGGGGTGATGCCTTGGATTGATCCATCTTCGCCACGCACCACCTGGGCTTCTAGGACTGGGCGGCCATCCTCCCCATAAATGTAGGAGCGGACTCTGCCCTTCTCCGTCTTCCAGTACCAGCGCACGAGCTTGGTTCCGTGTCTGAGTCCCCCCTTAACGGTAGCGACCGTTTTGGTGAAGGCGTTATCCTTATCCCACCAGTAATTGAAGAGGGCCTGGTTGGCGTCCGCGCCGGATTCGTTACTGTCTTCTCTCGGCTTATAAATAACGGTAGGTCGCCTAGCCACCATGCGAGGAGCAACGGTTTCTACATGGCTCCAGGAATCGGGGGCGTGAATCTGGGCGGTTCCCTGCTGGTCTTTACCTTTAACGTGGTAGACCTCATCGAGCAAGACGAACAGATCGAACTTGGGGCGCTGGGCGTTTAAAGCGTGCTGGATACGTTTTTTGAGGCGGGCTTCTGGGGAGTAGGACTCCATACGAGAGAACTAGGGCTGGTTGGCTCAACTATACGCTAGAGCGTGCGCTTGCGGTAGACGGGGCGCTTTCCATAGCCTAAGCGGTTACCCCCTACCATTCCAACCGGGATTTTCTTTTCTCGGATGGGTCGGTAGCCCAAGGCGAAGTAGCGGAAGGCATCGGCTCCATGGCTGCTCCAGTCGTGGGCCGGTCGATCCTTAAAGACTTTGTTCTTCTCGTCCCATTCCTTGTGGTAGTTCTTGAGGCAGGAGATACCCTTCTCGCACTTGGTCTGATCGAACCAGCACTTCGGCAGGATGTTGCGAACCGCGTCTATCCCATCATCCAGGGAGACGTTGGGCACCACAACAAAATCAATGCCCAGACTCTTGGCGGTTTCTCGCCTAGTCTTTCCGTTGGTCAGTTCGCGCACTTCAATGTCATGGGGGGCGAAGTGGCGGCCGTAGGTGTAGGGCTTTTCCTGGAGCTTCTTGGCGTAGTACTGCAGCCCCTCACCTGTCCCCTCTAGGTAATCAATCACCCGCATTTCCATGCCCACACCCTGAACAAACCAGATGGCCATGGAATCGCCTACGCCCAAGTCCCAGATCGTATCCACCGGAACAGACGGTTCATAGGGGACGTTGGTAATGCGCCCGTCCTTCTCCGCCTGGGTCATCTGAATGCCGTAGTAGGAACCCTGCACCGGCGCTTCAAAGGAACAGTAGTACTCCTGCATGTAGAGCGCGTCCGAGCCGGTTTGCTCGAACATCTCTTTTTTTTCCTGCTGCAGGATGGTTGGGTTAATGGCCTGGGTATCGTCCACGGTCAGCTTCTGGACGAACCAGATTGAGGGATCACGCACGGCCATTTTGTAGAGGTCATGGCCATGGTTGTCGCCGCGGGGGGTGTAGTTAAAAACCGCCCATCCTCCGTTCTCTGCCAGGATCGGACGGATGAAGTACCAGGCACTGGGGTCTTGTAGCGAGTACTCGGAGAAGACACAGCCGACCGGGTTGGTACCCACGATGGAATTGATATTGTCGGTGCCGATCACCTGGAAGATGGAGCCGTTCTTGAGCTCGATCAGCATCTCTGAGTTGTCGGTACGCTTGCGGAGGGCCTTGGGAATATGGTCGATAAATTTCTGCCCGTTGCGGTCCATTCCATTCCAGAGGATCTTCTTTCCCTGCTGGTAGGTGGGGAAGAAGTAGTAGTACGCCCCTACCCGCTCCTGCATCTTCTTGGCTACCAGGTTGACCAGGGATTTATCTTTTCCGGCCCGCCGGTGCCAGATAGCGACCGCACGTAAAAAGCCGCTATCCATGGCGCGGAAGAGCGGCAGTTGGTAGTCGCGGGGGGTGTAGTTATACGGAAGGGTTATTTCCACTCGAACCGTAATTAACGACGTTCACGTGAATGTTGGTGTCGCCTCCTTCGTCTTTGCCAGAGAGCAGACCCATCAGCTTGGCGGCGAATTCCATAGCCTTCAAGCGAGCTGTGTTATCCTCATACATCTCACCGCTGAACTGATCCCGCTTGGTTGCTGTAAGAGCAATAACGGCGGTATTCTGGGCGATCACCTCATGAGTCAAGCCTGCTTCATGGAACCAGTGACCCATCTCAAGTTTCCTCATGTTCTCATATGCAATCTGTTCCGCCACGTGGCGGTTGCTCACTTCGTACCCTGCATCAATCACGGCTTGGGTGGCCGATGGGGCGGTAGCGAGGGCTTTAACAAAACGACGCTCTTTCAGCGTCCTAGGAGCTCGCTTCTGGATAGTCTTCTTCTTCCCAGTGGTCTCGCTCATCTTTGAGGGCGGTTTCTAGTGCTAAGAGGTCGTCATCAAAACCGATGGGGTAGCCGGTGTACTCCACGGAGTAATCACAGAGATCACCGGATCGGTAGAGATGGTCCATGCGGAAAGCATCACCTACCGGGCGTTGCTTGTCAAGGGGGTAGAAACTGTTCGCAGGTTTGTCTCCTGAACAAACAGGAATTTCTGAGGAAACAAACAAATATAGCGGGGTGACACCCTATCTCCAAAGTCTCCTCTCTGCATCGTCGTCTTCGGGGATAGGGCCGTCTCTTGAGGTCGGCACCTTCGCCCTGCAGCCGCCGGTGCCTCGCGTTCCCAAGGAGTGGAAACCGCATCTCACCACTCCCTGGGGCGAGGAGAACCTGAAGCGCTTTGACCTTGCCCCCAACCATGATCCCTACACCATTCCCCACCAGGCGTTCTCCCGCCACGCGTTGATTGTGGGCGGAACGGGCGTGGGAAAGACCGTGCTCTCCCGCATGATCCTGGCCCAGCAGCTGCAGATGGGCCATAGCGCGGTGATCCTGGAGGCGAAGGAAGAAGGGATTGCCAGCGCCCTGGAAATCATCCCGGAGGGCGTGCCGGTAACGGTCGTGCATCCCCACTTTCCCATTCCCGGACTCAACCCGTTTTTGGTGCCGCAGGAGGAGCCGACCAACCAGATTCAGGACTTCGTGGAATTTGTGATCGGGTACGTGGGTGAGGGTCGCATGGGCTTTGGGCCGATGCTCGACGGGCTCAATCAGCTGACCGCGCTCATGGTGGCGCACGAGCTTTCCATCGTGGAGATGGTGCGCTGCATCACGAACGACGCCTACCGAAACGCGCTCCTGAAGCTTGATCCCAAACACGATTCCCTGCCGTTCCAGGAGGCGATTCGCTACTTCACGGAAGAGCACGCGGGCAAGCGGGTGGACGCGGTAAAGTCTGCCCTTGGCCCGCTCATCAACAAACTGCGCCACTTCCTAACCAACCCCTTTTTGAAGCAGATCGTCTGCGCCGAAGAAAATACGCTTGATCTGGCGAGCCTCTGGGATCGGCAGCAGGTGATCGTGGTCTGCGTGGATGCCAGACGCGTGTCTGCCTTTGGGGTGCGTGCTTTATCGGGCCTGTTTACCCGCCGCTTATTTGCCGAGCGAGGGAAATCAGGCAACCGACCCGTGGTATTTGCGGTGGATGAGGCGAGCTTTGTCCTGCCCTTCATTGAGGACGTGGCGGCGGATATTGCGGCCATTGCCCGCTCCAGTAACCTGCGGCTGTTGTGGGCGTTGCAGAACGAGGCGCAGGTGAGTAACAAAGCCTTTCTCAATTCGATGAGCACGGCAGGGGTCAGAGCCTTTTTCAAGCTTTCCGAGGATGACGCCAAACGATTCGCCCCCAATCTGGCTAGCGCTGCTGAGCCGCCCACGGACGCCAAGCTGCTGGTGAAAGAGGAGCATCAGAACAACATCAAGTTCCTGGACGTGACGTTGGTGCGCGACCAGGAGAAGGCCATAGCGCTTTTTGAGCGGATGAGGAAAGATGGGCCACCTACCGTGGGCGGGTTCCTCATTCGACTGGAGATGGAGCGGCTACTTTCGCTGGTGCCGCTCCAAGGTGGGGATGCGCTCTTTGCCTGGATCATGCAGAATGCAAACGGCATGGGCAAGGTGCGCTATGAAAAGCAGGAGTTTCGGGCCTTCTCCTCCACGGGCGGACGGGAACTGATGAACGCGCTTCAGAACCTGGTGCGGGGCAGCAATCCCGATGCGGCGAAGAAGATCATCGGCGAGCACATGCCCAAGCTCTCCTATCCCTCCTTCTCCCAGATCCCCCTGCATGGGGTGAGTCGGTTGGAGAAGGGTCTGCGGCTTTCCCTCACCGTTCCCTGGTTTGCCCCGGATCGGGAGTTTAAAGCGCCGGAGCGGGAAGCGCTCTCCCAGCGGCTCCAGAAGCTTGCTATCGGGCACTGCATTTTTCGCATCGACGGTGCGCCCAGCCGAGAGATTCGGATTCGGCGGGTCGTGGACTCCACTACCACGCTTGCGGACTTTGGGGCGCGTCCCGGCAAGGTGGCGGACGTGATCGGGCCGATTCGGGAAGCGCGGATTACGGCCCTGGCCAAAACCTGGGAGGAAGCACAGCGGGCGGAGGAGGAACCGGCAAAGCCACAACCAGGAGCGCGCAACAAACCCCTGGTCATCATCAAGAATCAGGGTGAAACCGATGATCAAGCCCAAAACTGAGCCGTACATCGAGCTCCTGAGCTGGTACGGCTGGCTTTCCACAACCCACCTGGCGACGCTCACCGGCAATCCAGAATACTCGGTGCGGCGACATTTATTGGCCCTGGAGAAGGGCGGCTGGATCACCAGTCGGCGCGTGTCGGTGGACCGCATCAACCCCTCCGGTCTCGGGAGCGCCCCCAAGCTCTGGCGGCTTTCGGAGGCTACCTGCAAACAGCGCAAAGAAGCGCTGGCCGCCTGGCCGAATAATCTCGCCCATGACTACCGGGTGCGGGATGTGCTGGCCTGGGGCGTCACCAACGGGGCCACCAGGATTGCGTACAAGGGCCTAGAATGGACGAATGTCACCCCGGACGCTCTTGTTATCATCCCCCAGCCCGAATGCCCCTTCTGCGGCATTGTGGAAGTCGACAGACACACGGAAGGCTTGCGCGTCTGGGAACAAAAGGCGGATGCCTACGCCGTGTTTTTCGCGGGGAAGCCGAGCGGACTCTACGATGCCACCGACTGCGCCGTTCCCACCCTCTTGATCGTGGTGGAATCGACCGCCCGCATTCCGGGCATTGCGCGCTCCATCGGCGTCCTGGATCAGTTGGCCTGGTTCACCACCGACCTCATCACCTGGACCAATCAGGGTGAGGTGAAGCCCCTTCTACCACCCGCGTAACTTTGCTACGGTAAGCCGGCGAAAGGAGGATGGACCCATGAACGTCTATCCGGTCTACGTCGGCTTTCCCACCTTGGAAAAATGGATTGCCCAGCTCTCGCCTAGCGAGCCGGTCTACGCCATGAAACTGGCGGAGCCGAACGGGGGTGAGGGCGGCATGACCTGGGATGAGTTAATCGTCTTCTGCTGTCAGCCCACGGGCGCGGAGATTCGCTACTGCCGCATTACGGCTACCTGCATGAAGCGGCTGTACGGCGAACCGTTTGATTCTGACTGGAGGGAACGGGTAGAGGTGCACGATTCCCTCTGGGAGATGGTGCAGGCAATTCTGGCCGATAACGAAGTTGGGTTTGTCGAGGCGACCATTGCCCGCCCGAAGAACCTGAAGTACCTGAACGGCACGATGGAGGGTGCGCTGTTCGACCCCGAACGCAAGCGCTTTGTTGCGGAGGCGGCCTGAGATGGGCGCGGAGCCACTGTTTGATTTAGGCCGCCTGGTTTCCACCCCGGAAGCTTTGGCCGCCTGCATCAGCCAGGGCATTTCTCCCGCCAGTCTCATCATGCGGCATGTGTTGGGCGACGATGGGGATCTGGACCAGGAAGACAAGAACGCCAATAAGCGAGCGCTCAGGGACGGAGAGCGCATCTTCTCCTGCTATAAGCTCCCGGACCAGCGCAAGTGTTACGTGATTACCGAATGGGACCGCAGTGTTACCACGCTGCTGCTGAGCGACCAGTATTAATTCTCACCCTCAAGCACATCGCTTGGGGGTTTTCTTTTTCTGACGCCGGATTTGAACCTGATAATCTCACATTTCACACTATTACCAACTGTTGACAACAAGTGAGGGTTCTGGCATTATAATGATGTCTAAGAAGTAACCAATCGCCCATGAGCAAGACACTCTGGCAGAGGATCAACCAAAGCATCCTCACCCGCGAACTGCGAGGCATCCTCAAAGGAGTCCTCAAGGAACTGGGAGCCATCCTCAAGGCGTTCTTCCCCTGGTAGGGGGAGAGCGCCGGACACCTTACCAACCTAATCAACACACCATGGAGCTATACGACCCAGCGAAAATCAAGGGCAAGACCGCGGCAGAAGTCCGCGCCTACGAACGCAAGTACCTCCGCTCTTACATCCGGGACCAGTTCGGCTTAGAGGCCACCGTCACCAACCGGCCGTTTGGCACCACCTACCAACTGATCGTCACCCTGCCGGAAGAAACCACCGAAGAGCAACGAGAGCACATCGAAGAAGTCATCTCAGATGATGGCTGGACATTCATCCTCAAATAATCACTAACCGGGGCGGTTTCCCGCCCCATCCCCTAATTAAGCCACATTATGAACAGAACAAAGAGAACTGAACTGCCTATCTACGAAATCATTGATCGTGGTTTTAGAGTCAGGGCATGGCGTTTAGAAGACACTGAAACCGAAAAGGGTGATGCTTTAGTAACGATAGAGCGTGATGGTTCCCCACTTAGGGAGTTCATCTATCCTGCATACAGGATTTACAACATAGCCGCTCACTTTAGTGACATTGTAGACGGAGAAATTAAGAACAGTTCAAAGGGTTATGAGATGGCGAATTGGAACGGTCTTCCATAAAGACTGACTCCGCAGATTAACCTTTAACTAACTCCCCTCTATGGAGTACAAACTCAAAACAACCTACAAGCACAAGAATGGCGCCCTGATACACGTTCTGGAAGAAGGAACCAATCCCGCTGTTGACGCGTGGGTATCACAGCTGTCGGCCGATTTTCGCCTTCATCCCTTAGAGGCCCCTGGTTGGTCTGCTGAGGAATTGAAAGAATGGAAACGACGAACGACTGACACGTTGATGCAACTAGAGGCTGCCAAGAGCAACGGCAAAGGCCAGTGGCTCCGGGTCCGCTTCCCTAGCGGCAACATCGAGACTATCCACGTATCCGAACTCGAAGATTGATCCCTAACTCCCCTCTATGACTGACACCCTCATCACCTGCCCCTGCTGCAACGGCACGGGCCAAGTCAAGCGCTCCCTCAAACCCTACCGCCGCTACACGGATGACGAAGTAGCCACCGCCAAGAAAATGCGGGCAGACGGCCACACCCTAGGCGAGATTGGCAAAGCATTGGGCATTGACCACACCCAGAAAGTACAGCACCTACTGAATCGCAAGGAAACATAGAAAAAAGCCCCGCCGAGATGGTGGGGCTTTTTTAATGGGTGAGTAACCTACCCATGAACAAGACAGGGACAACATAGCAGGAAGGACTGCGGCCGTCAACGGACGGGGTGCCCCTCCTTCTTCAGGGGGTTGTACTTCAGCAGCTCCCAGCACCGGTCCATGCGGTTGCAGCAGGCAATGACGAACCGATCATCACGCCGGGTTCTCCATAATTCCTCAGCTTCCTCAAAAGTCCTGACCGGATCACTGGCCCGTACATAGCGCTTGCCGCTGGGAAACGGGAGGCACAAAGCGTACTTGCCGCCTATCTCCTTGGCCCTTCCCGCCTCCATGCGGAATTTGTTGGGGTTGGGCACTCTACTGCCGTCCGTGGGTGGGCTGATGCGGGCGAAGTAATCGCGCCGCTCTACCTCCATCGCCTCCTGGAACACGCGGATGCTGAATTCCAGGCCGACCTGTACTACGTCGTCAATGGTAGGCAGTGGTCGGGTGTGGTACTGGCGGGGCATGGCCGCCCCATCAGCGTAGCGGTAGTCGAAGCGGTGATACGCGGGTCCTAGGCGCTCGTAGGAGCAGGTACCCTCGGTGCCGTCGGGAAAGGGGACCGGAAAACTGTGGGTCTTCAGGATTGGCTTCTTGCCGGGTCCAGTGGTGCCGACGATGCGGGCTTTTTCTTCTTGCGAAAGTGTGGTGTAGCGGGGGAAGTCTGCCATGTGCTCACCCTCCTTCGAGGGCGAAGCATAGCAGGAAGGGGTGGCTTAGTCAGTGGCGGTCCAGGATGGCTGCTATTTGTTCTTCTGCCGCGAGCACATCTTCACCGAGCGCGTTTCTCACCCAGTCCACGACCAGTGGTATCCGGTTCCGATAGCTCACCTCAGAATGCCCCTCCAGCAGCCGCACCAGCATTTGAAAGCACTGCTCCTGGGTTTCTGCTCCATTGCAAAAAATGACGTTCTCAGTTCCGCGCACCTGCTCTTCCCAATCTACGATGCTGTACAACACGGTCTTCTTGGGATTGAACGGCTTAGTACACACGCTGTACCGATCTGAAGTCGCCTGCACCGTATATGCCTGTTTCTCTTCTGCGAACTTAATGCGGTCGCCCTCAGTGAGATAGCGAGGCCGCTTCACTTCTCCCCTTTCTCTGTATATCTGCGGACTATGCCAGTAATAATCTCATCTGTGGCTGAAGCGCCAATGTCCATATCGGACATAACGTACTCGTACACTGCTTCCCGTATCACTTCTCCCACCTCTCGCACTTTTTCATGTGCATATTCGTCTAACAGGTCTGGCAGCTCTACCTTTCCAGCCTTGCCGTTGCTACCAAATGCCAGAACGTGCATACCGTGCGCGTTATAAAGCAGGCACTTACGCTTGATAAAGTCTTTTGCCGTCACTTCTCTCCTTTCTCTCTCATATTAAATCTTAATTCTAAGAATGTTATCTATAAGCTCATCTTTTTCCATCTTCTTACGGTCGTAAAGTTCGATAAAAGCTTCCAAAATTTCACGTTTTGTGAACTTGTTAATCGGAATGATGGGGAGTCCTCTATTAGAGGGGCTGATTGCGACCCCTTTCATATACTGGATGATATGATGTCTTGCTGTGTTTGGATGATTCAGACCAAACATTTCCGCTATCTTTCGGTAGCTGATTCCATCCTGCCTGAACTTGAACATTCTCTCCCTTGTTTGTTCATCCATTACCCTCCCTCTGCCCAGTTCGGAGCAGATAGTCTCTAGCTTTTCGTCCAGCTCTTGCTCATTCATCTCTCTCCTTTCTCTCTCAAATAATCTTCTACATCCCGCACAAACTTGGCATGCTGCATCTCTTTCACCTTCTCATAGCCGGTAATCAGCAGGTCATCACTCTTGGGGATATTCGCCCCTAAGAAAATGCCCATGATGAGGCCGGTGAGGAAGATGAAGAGGCTGGCGAGGTTAAGCAGGGTTCTCATCGGGGGACTTTACGGCAATGGCGAGGTTGTAACAGGCTTCAAGGGGGGTTGCTCCCTCACCCTTCAAGGCCCCGTAAGCATTATGAGCCACGAAACTGCTTCCAGGCTCCTTTCTCAGTAGTGACCATATATCATCTCCCAACCACTCAATGAGCTCTTCAAGGGTGGGGCAGTCCCAAGCATCAATATGCGTATCAGCGTAAAGATTCTCAATCTCATTATCTGTGTACAAATCAGTTCTGATATCCCCTATTTCATCCTCATGGTGATACCAAAGAGTGTTTGTCGTCCCTTGTGGAAACCCAATCTCTTTTAACTTCTTGCATTGTTCTAAACTCAAGTGTTTCACTTCTCTCCTATCTTGTATTCGTTGATAAGCCATTCCAGGCACTCCCGACAGCGTTTCAGGGTGGTGCCTTCTCCCTGGTTGTTCATGTGACGCCGTAAGCGGGTTAAGGCTTCCAGAGCACCTTGGCGTTTGAGTTCTTCCGGGGTCATGATCGGTTGTTAAGAATGTCGTAGAGGCAGACAGCGCCTAGAACCAGGCCGGTGAGCTGCACCTTTGGGTCAAAGAGGCTTAAAGTGCCACTCAGTACGTTGCCGACCAAGAGGCCCATGAGAAGCCAAGCCAGGAACAACAGGAGATCGATTTGGTTCTGGGTCATAGCCGCTCCAGGTAGTCGACGCTCTCACTCACTGCACCCCTTCCTGGTTCTGGGAGCGATCAGCGTCCCAGCCCCGGCTCTGGATCAGGCGGTCAAGTCGGTAGAGGAAGTGGATGGCGGCCGGGTCAAGTCGGTTGATGCCCTTTTCGCGTAACCAGCTCTCGTAGAAGCGGAGGGCCTGGGAAACGCTTCTGGCCTCTTCCCGGTCGATCCGCATGTTGGTTTGGTCCATGGTCGGTCGTTAGTTTACTTGGTGTATACGCCGACGATACGCGGATGTAGGGGCGGAGTCAATACTAATGCGGGGCGTTGGAGTCCAGGTAGTGGCGGTACTCCAGCATCGCCTCTTTGCCGGTGCGGTTGCAGCTGCAGGGGTAGGCGCCGTTCTTGGAGAACAGCCAGCCATTTTCACAGCGGCCGCAGGTGGGGGGAGCGGTGAGGCGTAGGTCGGAACCACTGATGCGGCGGATGCTCTCAATCTGGGTCCAGGAGAGGTAGTCGTCCTTGAGATAAAAGCTACGCCGGGCTTCCACCGCGCGGGCGACGTTCGCCGCTTGGCTTTCGCTCACCCGGTACTCGGTCTTGTCCTTGAGGATGACGAGGTGGGTGGCGCTCATATGCGGATCGTTTCGCTCTCCTGCTGCTCGCTCTGGTGCTGGGCGGTCTTACCCTTGGCCCAAACGATGAGTGCGCCCCGGTTCTCCCGCAGTTGGGAGGGTCGGGAGACTTTGAGGTGCTTGGGGGCAAAGCGGTCACTGTGCGCGGCCTGGGCGATACGCAAGAGCTTGGCGTAGTTCTCCGTGCCACCGCACTCGCGAACTAACGCCACCAGCTCATTGCGCTCAAAGCCCTTGTGCCGGGTGGTGATCGGACAGAGGGCTTCCTCGAAAGCGTCCCAGAGGCGCTGGGTCTCCGGACTGAAGGTCAGCTCCTTGGCTTTCTTGGGCTTTTCCGCCTGGGGGGTAAGGGGGGAAATATTCTCTATACTCACCTCTCCTTCCCTTCCCTTTCCTATCCTATCCTGCGGAACCATTTTGGATCCGGACTGGATCCGTTCTGGAACCGATTTGGATCCAGTCTCGCGGGCTCCCAGAGCGTATTTCCCTTTAACATCGCGAAGGCGCGCGTGAAAATCGCTCGGAACGTAGCGATCATTTTTTACGTGGTTGTGTTCGCGCCAATGCAGGATGACGAGTACGCCGTCGTCCCACACGTGCACAAATCCTTTGCCGTGCAGCACGCGTAGATCATCCTGACTGGCGCCGGTCATGCGGATGACGCGCTGCGGCGTAATAAAGCCGTCGTCATCGGCACGCGCTAAGAGGTCGTAGTAGAGCAGCCGGGCGGTTGCGGGCATGTCCAGGAAAAAATCAAGATCGAGGATCTTGGAGTTCATCATTCGTCGCATATCGCCCCCTATTTCTTTGTGGGCTTGGCGTAGAGGCGGGCCAGCTTGTCGCCGGGATCTTCCACGTCGTACTCCGAGAGGAAGGTTTCGGTCTGGGCGGCCATCAGGTGAAAGCCGTCCAGCGGACAAAACCAGCGCTTCAGGGGCTGGGAGAAGATACACTCGTTGCCGTGCAGCACGACACGCGCAAGCTCCCGAAAGGTCTCTTTCGGGATGGAGGAAGTAAAACGGATGGGCACGTACTCACGGCCATCTAAATCGACGGGTTCTCCGTCAGTCACGACGATAGTCATCGTTGGTCATTAATTGCGAGATGGTCCTAGTACACGCCCGCCAAGCCCTCCGTGTCAATACTGTACGCGCAACAAAAAAGAGCACTCTCCCTACTGAGTGCTTTTCTTTGTGATCCTTGAGGTGCTTGGACTTTCCGGGATCAGCATGTATGTCTTCTCAACCCCGCCCTACAGCATCCAGCCTACCAAGTGTGAGAATAGGGTCTGTACGCCTGATCACAAAAAAGAAGGCGCACTCACAGAGAGTACGCCAGAGAAATAGGAGATCACAGGTCCGGTATGCCAGGAAAGGGGTCAGTCGTCAATGCCCATAATCGACTTGATTTCTTCGCAGAACTCGTCCCAGGCGTCACCTTCCTGAGCGACCACCTCCGACACATCAAACCAGGCATCCGTCGTTGGAGATTCCCCGGCCAGCGTATCCTGATCGAGCTCCCGAACCTGAAAGAGCGTCCAGCAGTCGCCGTATCCCTTGTCCTTCTTCGCTTTGATGTGCGACTTCTCGGCTTCACCTGCCCTGTTGTGGGCGTTACTGTCGTCCGTCCCCCCTTTGATCTCGATGGCGACCAGATTCTCCGTGTCCTTGTCGGTCCGCTTCTGGATCGTCACGTCGGGATCGCTGGCGAGGGTCACGACAAACACCTCACCCGCGTCGTTCTGAACCTCCAACGTCTTGGCGGTCTGCTCGATCACGTATCCATCGAGGGCCGCGGCAATGGCCTTGAACACTCCATCGGTGATCGCTTTTCCGATGGTGTTGTTGTTGCCACCCTGGAACTGGGAACCGAGTGTCAGCAGCGGCAGTTCGCGCACGTCCTGGTCGGTGATAGTCGGCGACACCTTGCGAACCAGCTCCGCCAGGGAAGCGCACATGGCCTCGCAGAACGCCTCCAGCAGCCCTTCCTGGGCCGCATTGATCGTCCCGCTCGTTTCCATGCTCTTCACCTGCCCCATACCCGTTCCCGTGCCGTAGAACGTCTTCTGGGGAGAACCCAGGAGCAGACGGTAGTACCCGACGAGCGACGGGGCGGCCCGCAGGACGCTGGGCGTGGGAAAGACATGTTCATCCCGCACGCCCGCGCCCGCCAGAATCTTCTGCACGTCCGCCGGGACGAGGCGAACGATCTCTGCCTTCAGGGTCGCCGGCTCTACGTTTTTCAGCGCTTCGCTCATCGCGTCCATGAGCCATTGATTGCGCGCCGCCACCAGAAGGGTGTGGAAAGTAACTTGCCGGTCGGCGCTCGGAGCGGTCATCGCGCGTGCTGCGCGGGCAGGTTTATTCATGCACGACCGCACCGTTCAGCCGCTTCTGGGCGATCTCCACGTATTCGGGGTTCAGCTCGACCCCGACAAATCGTCGATTCATGGTTAACGCAACGTCTCCTGTAGTACCCGATCCGAGAAAGGGATCGAGGATGATATCGCCGGGCTTACTGCCCAGCGCCAAACACGGTTCCACGACGGCGGTGGGGAACGTGGCAAAGTGCGCGTCTTTATTGGCTTGGGTGTTGATGTCCCAGACCGTACGCATGTTGCGGTCGTTCGGGCCGCGGATGCCTTGAGGGTCGTAGTAGTACTTCTCGTTCTTGGAAAACAGAAAGATACTCTCGTGGGAACGGGTGGGTCGATCCTTGACGCTCTCCGGCTGACAGTTCGGCTTATTCCAGACGATGTCCGCGCGCAGGTACCACCCCGCCTCCTGAAGCGCGAAGGCGAGACGCCAGGGAACACCGATCAAGTCCTTGGGTTTCAGTCCGTCGGGAGTCGGGGGACGCATTCCCTTGCCCATGCCCATCGCACGGCCTGGGTTTTTCTTGTCGGGCGCGCGCCAGTTCCGTCCACCCGACGTGTAGGAATCGCCGATGTTCAGCCAGAGGGTGCCGTCGTCACGGAGCGTGCGCCGCACCTGCTCAAATACGATCACCAGATCACGGATGTAATCGTCCAGGGAGGGCTCCAGGCCGATCTGTCCCTCGATGTTGTAGTTCCGCAGGGACCAGTACGGCGGAGAAGTAACACAGGTCTGAAAGATTCCCTCCGGCAGGGCGGATAAGACCTTGCGGCTGTCGCCCGTAATAACGCAGGAGGCGGCGGACGGATCGGCGATCATTTTCTGCACACAGGGCGCGGCTTCTTCGCTGCGCAGGATGCGCACGCTTCCGCCCCGCGGGGAGGCGGGCAGAGTCGGCGTCACGGTGTAGAGGGCAGGCGTTTCCAGCAGAACTAACTGTTCGCCACTGTGTCCGTTGCTGCTCGGGTGGGTCGTTTCTTCGCTCTTCAAGGCAGGCTCTCTCAGGGTAAAAACACTCCCAGTCACTATACCGCCAGTTTGCGGACCCAGAAAAACCAACAACCCCGCCCGTGGGGAGCGAGGTTGTTAGCAAACATCAGTAAGCAATGGTCGAGATTGCATCCCGAGTGTAACACTGGCATTAGGGACTGTCTACACCCACTTCTCGAACTTGCCCATGATGTAGAGGGCGGTCTGTCCCTTGCGCGGCAAGGGGTCTAATTCTGCTTCTACGGGCGCTGGAGTGGCTTGGAGCTGCTTGAGCAGTATTTGTATCAACTTTTGTTTCATCGTGTCTTCTTGGGGCTTGTAAGGGGTTTCCCGTCATTAGGAAATTAAGCGAGTATAGCAAACAAGCTACCCGTTGTCAATCAGGTGAGGCGCTTGCGCTTGGCTACCCTCCTGTTGGAGAGCACCGCGTCCACCACGCCCGCCTGATCGTGGGTCTCCCGCAAATGGCCGGGATCGAGCTTGGTGTAGAGCAGCGTGGTCTTGGTGTCCTTGTGGCCCGCGATATGTTGCGCGCCGAGCACGTTGATCTTGGATAGCTTATTGATGCTGTGCCGTCTGAGAGAGTGCAGGGTGATGTTCTCGGAGAGTCCGGCGAAGCGCAGCACCGCCTTGATCGCCTTCAAAAATCGGCCCGAGTCCATCTGGGTCCCGTACTCCGAGAGGAACAACCAGCCCTCATCTTCTTCCGGGGCGGCCCCGCTCATCAATCGCTCGCGCGTCTTCAGCCAGGAAGAAATAGCCTCCACCGTTCCCGCACTGATCGGCACGGTGCGCGGCTCTTTCCCCTTGCTCTCCCGCACCGTGATCTCAAAGGCTTTGGGCCGGTAGTCCTCCAGCTTCAGGTTCAGCACCTCCCCGATCCGGCAGGCGCTATCCAAGAGGAGCAGCAGCAGGGCGTAGTTTCGCTCTCTATGCACGAGCCTGCGGGCGCGGGGGATATTTTTCATGCCGGGGTTCTTCTCCGGGTTCCAGTAATCACCCAGCGCGGTAAGCAGGGCCTGCATGTCCTCCAGGGTCGGCATGTACATAGCAGGACGGGGCGCGTTGTGCACCTCGTACTCCGCTAAGGGATTCCTCAAAAGAAGATCATTCTTGGCGCACCACTTGAAGAAGCTCTTGGCGGCAATCGCGTCATGGCGCAGGGTGTTGCGCGAGACCGACTCCGCCCGCTCCGCCAAATAGCGGTCGAGGTGCCGCTTGCCGAAGGACGTAAAGTCGACGCTCTCTCGCCCGGTCCAGCGGATCAGTTGCCGCAGCTGCACGTCGTAGAAGCGCAGCGTCTTGGGGGCTTTCGTGGCTTTGATATGGAGGAGGAAGTCTTTGAGGGCTTCTTCCCAGGTTGGGGAGTAGGGACCTATCGCCAT